CTGGTAGTCAGACCGGCGCAGGGAGCGCATTTTCTGTCTGTGGAGGGCTTCACACTGGGTGTAGGCCAGTTCGTAGTTTTTCAGCAGCTTCTCGGAAATCTCCCGCCCGTGCTCCTGCTTCCACCTTTCGTAAACCTGCGCAAAGGTCAGGTTGTAAAGCTCGTTCACCTGGGTATCCGTGAGCCGCTCCAAGGCCTTCTGCGCCTCATGGTATGTTTCGTACACACCAATAGATATGTCGTTCTTTCTCACCCACCAGGGCTTCGCACGGCTTCCTGACAGCTTCGTGATGGAGCCGGAGCCGTTGCACCTCCGCTTCCGCTTTTTCTTCTCAACAACAAGCTTCTTTCCGCACCATGGGCAGAAGGCCGCCTCGTCCGGGGCGGCCTTTTTGCATTTGGGGCAAATCATTTCTTCCGCCCCCTTTTCACAATGGCATAGGCCAGATACAGGCCGGCGCAGACCGCCGCCAAGATTCCAAGGACGATCACCGGGGAAACGCTGTCCCGGCGGATCAGACCGGCAGAGGGATCCTGAGCGTCCAGCCGGACATAGTTGGCCAGCATAAGGGAAAGGGATATACAAAGACCGCACAGGCCATAAATGAGGGGCTTTCGCTCCTGAATGCCGGTGCGGTAAATGGAGACCTGTTCCTCGGTCTTGGAAAGCGCCATTTGGGTGACGGCCAGCTCTTGTCGCAGCTGGGAATCGGTCTGGGGGTTTGAGATACCGAACAGGGAATCCAGGCTAACGTGAAAAAGGATGCAGAAAGCAGCCACATGAAAGACGCTGGGATTGGACAGGGAGCCGGAGAAGAACTTGCCCACGGTGTGCTCCGGCACGCCGGTAGCCTGGGCGATCTGGGGGTAGGTGTAGTGCTGACGTTCCTTCTCCTCCCGGAGGGCGGCGGGGAGATGGTCACATCGGTCAGAAATGTCTTGTAGAATCATGGTTGCACATCCTCTCTCACTGGTTTTGCCGGGAAAGCTTGCCAAATAAGGGAGAAGCTTCCCGGTTTGTGGGTTTTCCAAAATCTGAATTTATGGTAGGGTTTTCTCAGCGGCCAGGGACACCACACTTCCGGCGGCACGTCCGGCTTTCCGAGTGGCACCGGGGAGCCGGACAATTCCGGGGAAGGATGGGGGTCAAACAGTCCGCTTTATTGGACACAACGGGGGTATAATGATATTAGAACATATATTTGAATATAAGGAGGATACGAAATGGGACGGGAACAAAAGCTGGAATGGATACGGCGGCGGCTGGAAGACAGCAGTCTGAGCGAGGTGATTATTGATCTGATATACGGTATCCTATCCTAAAGAAAACCGGGGATGGCCTTTGACGGCTGCCCCCGGTTTTCTCATTTTGGGAAGTGCCGTTGAAATGCGTTATACATCAAGAGTATTTCTTCGTCTGTCATGTCCTTAAACAAATCTATGAAGAAGCCCAAAGCTTCTTTGGAAGTGACAGAAGATTTTAGAACACGTTCAAGCTCTTGATCTCTGCTTTCCTGGGATAACATATCCCCCTGACCTGTCCGGAGCCACTGCTCGTTCACATTGAACTCCCGGCAGATATCGGCAATCGTTCTGTCGCTCGGTAAACGCTTCCCGTTTTCCAACATCCATACAAAATTCCGGGAAAGATTTATTCTATCTCCGAACGCACCTTGTGAAAGCCCTGCGTGCTTTCTGATTTCCGATATTCTTTCTGACAGTTCGCTCAAGACATCACCTCCTTAGAACTGCGTGAGGCTAACTTATTTACATATTTAACCATTTATATGTTGACAGATAGCTTGATGAGTGTTAATATATATCTAATAAATTAGCATATTTGCGCATCTTCCTAATTATCTTGGGAAGTGCCGCCGGAATACCTCATACATGATGGCGATTTCCGCGTCCGTCATATCGCCCAGCAGTTCGGTGAAGAACTTCACGGATTCCTCCGGGTCACGGGTGGCGGCGTTTCGGACGATCTCGCCGATCTCCTGCGCCCGTGTCTTGGGAAGGAACATATCCCCCTGGCCTGTCCGGAGCCACTGCTCGTTCACATTGAACTCCCGGCAGATAGAAACAATGATTGCATCGGATGGGGTTCTCACACCGGTTTCATAGCCGGTTACTGTATTCCCCTTGACACCGATTCGTTCGCCGAATTCTGATTGTGTCAGTCCGCTATGCCTACGGACATCTCGAATACGTTCTTGCATGTGCATCACCTCCCTTGCACACCTATATGATACTCCTAAAAACTCGCATTGTCAATATTTATTTTGAAAAATGCGAAAATAAATGTTGACAAATATCGCAAAGAGAGTTAATATAATCGCGTAGTCAATCAACCGACATTAAAGCAATGCAAGCTTTATCCATCCAAGGACAAACACGGCCGCCAATGCCGCATGACACCATGGATTCATGTCTTTGTCTTCCAGGAAACCGCCGATGACACTCTTATATGGCTTCCCTTTTATGTTGCTGGCGGCAGCATCTAATGTATCCAAGACCAGTATCAGGCAGGTTAAGCTGAACACCACAATGGAAAGACCTCTGTCTGCATCGATAAACGTCCTGTAAAGGAACCATACCAAGAAGGCAAAAAATACATAGACCGATATCCCTACAATGAATTCCCATAGTTTTTTCATAAGAATCTCCTTTCAGAAATGAGGTGAAGTTATATGGATAAAAAGTTATTCCATCCGACGATGGCAAAGAGCACGGTAGAAGAGATTGACGAGGAAGCGTTGGATTTTTCCACATGGATTCTGCACGATCTGGGCTGGCTCACGCAGCAGGGAATGCTGGAAGAAGCTCTGAGCCGAATCCAATACTACGCAGAGCTTGACCCGGAAGCATTTCTCAAGGCCTGTGCCAATGGATTGACGGTGATCCGGGATACTCTGCGGAAAACCTAGCCTGAGCGGCTTTCCGGCAGGCTTCACATTCCGGGGCACTGCTCCACTGGCCGTTGCAGCCAGTAAAAGAAGCGACAAACACTTCCTCCCATATGGTGTAGCGAATGTATACATCTTCGGGTCTGTCGGTGATCGGGCAGTTTACCCGATAGGTTGTTTCTTTTGTACTCATAGTAAAGTCCCTTTCAAAATTTAAGATGGAGGTGAAAACAATGACAATTGGAGAACGTATTAAACAGCTGCGAAAGTCAGCCGGTCTTACGCAGAGTGAACTTGGAGAAAAAGTAGGCGTGAAAAAGAACGCAGTAAGTAAGTGGGAATGTGGGCGTGTTGAAGATATTCCGCTGTCCACTGTCAGAGAATTAGCAAGCCTGTTTGGCGTTTCCGTTACCTATCTGGCAGAAGATAAAACAACGGAACTTGAGTTAACCAAAGAGCAGTTGGAAAAGCTGAAACCCGCAACACAAGCGGAATGGTCAAGGTTCGTTCTGCGGGGGCTTATCAGTTACCACGAACGAATGACCATGTTTGAGCACCCAGAACTGGATTGCTGGAAACGTGGGCTTGAGTACGCTCTGGCGTGCGTGGAGGAAAAGGTCAAGGCAGAGCAAAAAACAGATTAGTCAGAGCCGGAAATCAGTTTCTCATATGCGGCCTTTTTACAGGCCGCACATTCCGGGCAATTGCTGTACTGGTGGTCACACCCATTGAATTTTGCGCCGTATCCGGTTTCCGTTTTGACTTCCTGGAAAAACACAAATTCCTCTGTATTGCTGATGGGGCAGAAAAGTCTTACAGGATACTGTTTCACGGGGTACATATTTTCCATAGCGTTTTCCTTTCAAATCAAATTAAAAAATGGAGGTGAAGGCAATGCTAGTGTCAATTTTAGGACTTTTGTTTGGGGCATGTATCATCGTGATTGTCAACACGCTGCTTCTTGTAGAGGCTCTGCTCAGATACATGAAGGATAAGGGCTATAAGCTTCCAACGGACGATGAGATACACAGATACTACCGAAAAATCTTTGGAATAGAGTAATTTCCAGCAGCGTCACGCGGATTTGCGCACAAGTGAGGAAGCCAGCCCGTGGTTGGACACGGGCGGACTCCCGCAGGATTTAGAACCTCTCCCGGATGGCCCGACAACCAAGCCCGGCTCTGGTAGGCCGGGGTCGAGACCTGTCCAACCAGGCTTTCCCGTCCGGGCAGCACATTGTCACAGACCCCACCCCCTTTCACCGTTGATTGCCACATTCCGACCGGAATTTCTGTGACAAACCCAATCTAACACAATCCCGTTTCGATTTCAACCGAAACGTTTGTGCGCAAATCCGCGTGACGCAAATACATTTATCTTTATTTATCTTTTCGGAGGTGACATGAAATGTCAGAAGAAATCACTAAGCAGGTGGAAGACCTGACCCGTGCCATTGAGGGCAACGAGCGGGCAAAGGCATTCCTGGACGGCTTCAAGCACGGCCTGAGCGTTCGGGAGAGCACGGAGGAAGGAGGCGAGGACAATGCGCATGACGCTTGAGGACGTGCGAAGTGAGCTCGGCAAGCACGGAATGCACATGGGCAACAAAGCAATCGCCGAATGTATCGAACGGGGAGTTTTCCCATTCGGCACAGTCATCAGCACCGGCAAGACCGGAAGAAGAACGTTTATCATCATGAAGGCCGACTTTGACAAGTGGCTGGAAGAAAAAGCATGAGAAGAGGTAACTTTTTATGGACACTCAGGATATTTTCAAGCGAAATCTTGAATACCACCAGAAAGAAAAGGCCGCTCAGAAGGTGGACGAGGCACTGGAAGCCTACGAAGTGGAAATGATCTCCGGCATCAACGCCCACCGGGCGGCCAGAGCTGCCCAGTCACTCATCCGGGACAAGCTGATCGCCGAACGGGTGGCGGCGGACAAGGCCATGCGGGAGGACAGGGAGCGGGAGTGCAAGTCTTCCGAGGCCATCAAGCGGTATCTCCTGGCGTGCCTGGCTACGCTGTGCTTCGCCGCTTTCAGCCCCTTCCCGGTGTGGGGAGCCGTTACTTTCTGCCTGGGCGGCGCAGTCTTCCCGGCGTCGTATATTTTCCGGCTGTACTACCCGATTGAAAACGAAAGTGAGGAATAAACCATGGACGAAAAGAAAGCAAGAAAGGCAATCACCGACATTCTGCTGGACATCAGCGCAGGAGAGCACCTGCTGGGCTTTTCCATGCTGGAAGACGCAATCCTGGCCTGGATGAACGGCGAGCACCAGCATATCTACAAGACCCTTGCCGTCAAGTACGGCTGTACCGCACCGACGGTAGAGCGGAGAATCCGGAGCTGCATCCATTACGCCTTCCAAAACAGCAACCAAAGGGTTCTGGACGGCTATCTGCACGGAACTATCCCGGTCTGGCAGGACAAGACCCCGAATTACGTTTTCTTCGCCCGGATTGCACGGGCGGCGCAGGAAAAGCTGGAATGGGGTGAAATCGATGGAAATTAACGCCCCTTACACCCAGGCGGAGCGGCGGGAATCCACCTGGGATAAGTACATGGCACGGCTCCCCCATTGCTCCCGGTGTGGGCAACCGATCGCCGAGCCTATGGTTCTGTGCATTGAGGCAGATGACCGAAAGAATTACTACTGCCCCCGGTGCATCGAGAGCATGACAATTTTTAATGAGGAGGCGGAAATCTGATGAAAGAAATCGAAATTAAGAAGGGTGGTTTGGCAATTGACCGGGAGCCAATTAAGGAGGATGCCACATGAGCTATCTGAATCAGTGCCCCGACTGCGGGGCGGCGTTAGACCCCGGCGAGAAATGCGACTGTCAGGAAACAGAGCTGCCCGCTATTGTCTGCACTCAACCGCCGGTGATCTCCGAGAACCTGACGAATTTCCGGGTGAGCATCGAAACCCTGACGGCGGACGTGGACAGCCTTCCGGTGAACGACGAGAGCCTGAAATACCTGAAAGGCATCCGGGCAGACCTTGCCAAGGAGTTTGACCGGCTGGAACAGGAGCGGAAGACCGCAAAGAAAATGGTCATGGCTCCCTACGAGGCCGCCGAGAAGAAATACAACGACTACATCAAGACCCCTTACACTGCGGCAGATCAGAAGCTCAAGCGGTGGATCGATGGCTACCAGGACAAGCTGAAAGCCGCCTGCACGGATACGCTGAAAGCCTACTTTGCGGAAGCCTGTCAGGCAAACGGCATTGACTTCATCCCCTTCTCCCGGTGCGGGATCGTGGTGGACATGGCAATGGCCAGAAAGAAAGACCTGACTAAGGTCATGGAGCAGATCGACCAGTGCATTGCCGCCGTCCGGCAGGACATGGACACCATTGTTGGCATGGAGAACGCCGAGGAGATCATGGTGGAATACCGGAAATATCCGGTGCTTTCCGAGGCGGTGCTGACGGTCTCCCGGCGAAAGCAGGAGCAGGCGGCGGCAAAGGCCTATGTCAGCCAGCAGAAGGACTTCGAGCAGAAGAAGCAGGAGGCCATGGACAAGCTTCTGGAGGCCGCTCCTGAGCTGAAACCCAAGGAAGAGACCTACACTACCGCATTCCGGGCAACGGGCACTCTGGCCGCCCTGAAGGCCATGAAGGCCTACGCACTATCCCTTGGCATTACACTAGAAAACATCGAGGAGGAAGACAACAATGAGTAACGAAATGAGCCTTTACCAGGCGCAGGAAATGGCGGCGGCATCCGCTTCCGCCCCCACAAGCAATATGCTCTCCACCAGGGAAGCCCAGGAGGTACAGGCGGCGGTCTTCATGGCCAAGCGATTCCCACGGGACGAGAACGCCGCAATGTCCCGGATCATGCGAGCCTGTGAGCGGAAAGGGCTTGCCGCCAAGGCAACCTACTCCTACCCCAAGGGCGGCACAAACGTGACGGGGCCTTCTATCCGGCTGGCCGAGGCAATCGCCCAGAGCTGGGGCAACATCCAGAGCGGCGTGGTGGAGCTTTCCCAGCAGGAGGGAGAATCCACCTGCATGGCCTACTGCTGGGACATCGAGACCAACACCAGAGAATGCAAAATCTTCACGGTGAAACACCAGATTTCCACCAAGAACGGCATGAAGGTACTGACCGACCCCAGGGACATTTACGAGCTGGTAGCCAACCAGGGGGCACGGCGGAAACGAGCCTGCATCCTGAACATCATCCCCGGTGACGTGGTTGACGCTGCGGTGGAGCGGTGCAACAGGACGCTTCAGAGCGGCGAGCAGCGGCCTCTCATCGACCGGCTGAGGGAGATGACCGACCGGTTCCAGAAAAACTATTCCGTGCCGCTTTCGTCCATCGAGCAGTATTTCGGATATCACCTGAATGTGTTTACGGCAATGGACGGTCAGACATTGGCGGGCATCTACAACGCCCTCCGGGAGGGAGCCGCCAAGCGGGAGGACTACTTCAAGCTGCCGAAGGTGGCGGAGGATACGCCGGAGGAACCGGCGACACCGGAGGACAGCCCGGCTCCCAAGAAAAAGACCGGCAAGCAGGTGAGCATGGATGAACTGTGAGATCATTTCCAGCTCCGGGAAGGAAGGGAATGCCGTTCTGCTGAACGGCTTCCTCCTCTTCGACTGCGGGATTCCCTGGAAGAAGCTGAAGCCCTACGCAAACCAAATCCGGCTTGTTTTTCTGACCCACATTCACGGAGATCATTTCAACATCAAAACCATCCGAAAGCTGAACCAGACAAGGCCGCTTCTGCGGTTCGTGTGTGCGGCGAATCTGATAACCCCGCTTGTGACCCAGGCCAGGGTTCCGCTGGACAAGATTCTGCTGGTGCGGCCGGAGGATGAGCCGGGGAAGACCCACGATTTTCTGACCGGGACGGACATTACAATGTCCTCTTTTCATTTGCTTCACGATGTGCCGAACGTTGGGTGGATCGTAAACGTAAGCGGCGGAGAGGAACCGGGGACGGCCATGTACGCCACGGACACCCACCACATTCCCATCGCCGCACCGGGGCTTGATTTATACATGATTGAAGCCAACTACACGCAGGAGGGCATGGAGCGGCGTGTGGCGGCAAAAACGGAAAAAGGGGTGTTCTCATACGAGGAACGTGTGAAAGCGTCTCACATGAGCCTGGAAACCGCCATGGACTGGCTCAGGGAAAACGCAGACCCATACAGAAGCAAGATTGTATTTTTGCACCAGCACAAAGATGCCGATAAAGCGGCTGACGAAGGATGATAAGGTGGTGAGAGAGTGCAGCGCACACAATTCACGTTTTACGAAAGCTTTTTCAAGGCGGTCAGCCGGATCAAGAAGAAAGCGGACAAAGCGGATGCCTACGACATGATTTGCGCCTATGCTCTGTATCAGGAAGAGCCTGATTTAGAATCCGCTTCCGATGCCGTGGCGATTGCTTTTGAGCTGCTTCGGCCTGTGCTTGACAAAGCAAAGGAACGCTCTGAAAGCGGCAAGAAAGGTGGAAGCAAACCGGAAGCAAACGCTAAGCAAATCGAAAGCAAACCGGAAGCAAACGGCAAGCAAGGGGAAACCGCAAGCAAGAAAGAGAAAGAGATAGAGGTAGAGATAGAGGTAGAGAAAGAGTTAGAGTTAGAGAATGAGATAGATAATAACTCTTCTACTCCTATCCGAGGTGATACTAACGGGATAGACCAGGGAGGTAGTATAGGGCGGACAGCAACCCACGGACTGCCTCACGGGGTGCGACAAAACGTCTATCTGACGCAAAGAGAATATGAGACTTTGGTTTCGGATTTCGGCGAAATGAACGTAACGTTTGCCATTATCCAGATGGGGAAATGGCTAGAAGGGCAGGATAACCCGCCTGATCCAGAAAAACACTATGAGATTTTGCGGAAAAAGTTATGGAAAGAGCCGACATTGCGCACAGAAGAGCAATAATCACAGAAAGGAAATGCAAAATGAAAAATGAGCGATGTACCAGCTGCAAGAACCAAATTGCACCGGGTGGATGGGCGGCTTGTGACGGCTGCATTCACGATGAGGACCTGAAAGATCGGTATGAGCCGCTGACCAACGCCGACCGCATCCGGAACATGACGGATGCGGAACTGGCACAGTTACTCAGCACCGGGACGTTTATTTGCGAGGGGCTTAAAGATATCTGCGAGTATATGCCGGGATGCGAGGTATGCAGGTTGGCATGGCTCCGCTCCCCGGTGGAGGAAAGCGAGAAATGAAAGTCCTAATAGCCTGCGAGGAATCGCAAACCGTGAGCAAGGCGTTCCGGGCGCGGGGGCATGAAGCCTACTCCTGCGACATCCAGGAACCGTCTGGGGGTGTCCTACAATGCGAATAGCCCGCGTATTCCCCACCAAAACCTCCATGTCGCCAACTGACCCGCTGGCATTCTTCGGGGCACCTACGCTGGATGCCATAGCAGCGGAGCCGGATGAGGTACATATTAGCGTGACTTTTTCTTGGGACTTGGAGAAAGCGGATGAGCTTTTCTATCAGTGGGAAATGTTAGGTGTGCCTGTGGAAGTCGGTGGCCCCGCCTTTGGAGATCGCATGAGCGAAACATTCACGCCGGGGATGTACCTGAAAGAGGGTATGACTATCACAAGCCGTGGTTGCCCCAAGGATTGTTAGTTCTGTGATGTTGGCAAATGTGCCAGAGGTCGGGTGATCGAACTGCCGGTACAAGATGGGTGGAATATCCTGGACGATAACATCTTGGCAACCAGCGATGACCATTTTCGGGAGGTCACGAAAATGCTGAAACGGCAAAAACGCCGCCCTGTGCTTTCTGGCGGGCTGGAACCGGAGTATATGACCCCGTGGAAGGCAGAACAGCTTATGTCTGTGAAACCGCAAACGATGTATACAGCGTATGACACCATGGACGACTACGAGCATTTAAGGGCTATGGCGGATATGCTGCATGATGCGGGGCTAAGCTGGAAAAGCCACCAAGTAAAGTGCTATCTGCTGTGCGGATACCCGGAAGACAGCATGGATGCAGCGGAGAAACGGGCGGAGCAAATAATGGGGCTGGGATTTCTGCCATTTGCCATGCTGTACCGGGACGAAGCCGGGCGGCGTGACCATGAGTGGATGAAATTCCAGAGAGAATGGGCAAATGCCGTGATCGTAGGCCGGAAGTTTGCGGACTTCTGGGCAGGAAAAGGTTAACCGCATCGAAATCGACGCATTTAAAAGCCCGGGGCAACCCGGGCGGAAAGGAGATAACATGCAACTTGCAGAAAAGCAAGAGCTGGTACGGCTGCTAAATCTGTACCAAGCCGAACTTGTAACGGCGAACGATGCGAATATTCGGGAAGCCAAAAAGCACCCGGAAAAGAAGTGGGAAGGCGATTATAAACTGGGTATAAAAGCCCAGTACGAACACGCCAGAATCATTTCATCGAAGTTGGCGGTGGAGATCGGCAAGGAAATGAAATCTTATTGGGATTTGCAGTAGGAAGGAGATAACAATGGACGAAATCAAATTGAAGCCCTGCCCGTTCTGCGGGGGTAAAGTTAGCCTTGTTCTGTGCGATGACGAAGGAAATCTGCATGATGAGGCATATAGAGAACATCCCTATAGTGGGATTGGCTTTAAGCTTCACCACGCTCACGAGGAAAACCCGGAATGCCCGATCGCAAGGTATGAGTGCGATGGCGGGATTTTGGGCGGTGTGTATACTTACGACACGGAAGAAGAAGCTGCTGAAGCATGGAACCGGAGGGCTGACAATGGCTAAAGCGGTACTTATCAGCATCCGCCCGGAGTGGGTGGAAAAGATTCTGGCCGGAGAAAAGACACTGGAAGTCAGAAAGAACCGTCCGAAGCTGGGAACGCCTTTTAAGGTTTACATTTATTGTACTGCCGGAAACCTGAGCTACAAAGTTAACGGCGGGATGGTATGCAATGTGAGCGGTGGAAAAATGGTTGTTGGGGAGTTCGTGTGTGACAAGATCACATGGCTAACTCACATCGGTTTTTCCGGGTTGCCTTGGATTCGACTAGCCGCGATGAAAAACGGGCACACGATAGATGATTCCTTTGACTTTTCCGAAAGCTGCCTAACAACGCCCCAAATTGAAAAATACCTGGGCGGTAGGGATGGGTACGCTTGGCACATTTCCAACCTAAAAATCTACAATGGCCCGAAACGGCTCAGCGAATTCAAGGGGTTGCGGAAAACGAAATTTGGATATGCGCCGGTTGAAATCAAGCGACCGCCCCAGAGCTGGTGCTATGTGGAGGAATTGCAATGAATGATTATATCAGCCGGGAGGCGGCGAAAGAGTTTTTTCTAAACATGGACGCTGGGAACGGCCACGGATACTCTACACTACTACAACCGGAAGAATTTGCAGAATATTTTGACGAGTTCCCTACCGCCGATGTGGAGCCGGTGCGGCATGGGCGGTGGGTTGGACGATTAGGACTTTTCCAGGGGGAATGCTCTGCCTGCGGTTACCGGACTTATGATAAAACGGCTGACTGGGCAAGAAAGTATTGGACATACTGCCCCAACTGCGGCGCAAAAATGGATTTGGAGGAAGAAACAAATGACGATTGACCGAGCGATTGAAATCCTTGACCCGGAACACCGGGAGTGCTATGACGGCCTGGACGAGGTGAACGAAGCCTGCCGAATGGGCATGGAGGCGTTGAAGCGGACAAGATGGATTCCGGTGACGGAGCGGCTGCCGGAAGATCCCGTGAAAAAGGTGCTTATTTTTGTCCCACATAGCCACGGGAACATCGTTGATGTCGGGCGATATCTTGGAGCTGACGGCTGGGTGCCTGAAGGATGGTATCTCACACAAAACGCAGTGACGCATTGGATGCCGCTGCCTGAACCGCCGAAGGAGGAAAAATAGAGATGAATCGCGAAAAACTGAAACGCTGTCCGTTTTGTGGGAGTTCTGTGGGAATAATAGGCAGACCGATTTTTGAAACTCCGATGGTAGTCTGTACAAATCAACGTTTCTGCGGTGCGGCGATGAGCTTTGTTGGGGCTAAAACCGAAGAAACAGTGATAGAACGTTGGAATGAACGGAAAGAGGCGCAGAAAAATGGTTCTGTATGAGCTTTCCCCGCTGATGAAAGAAATCGAGCGAGTGTATAACGAGCATTACAAAGACTGCAAGCATCAGGAAGTACACGATTTTTACAGGGCGACGATGAGACGATTCAGAACCGCCTACCAAAAGAATTGTGTAAGGGTCACTCCCATAATCCACTGCCGAGAATGCAAGAACTGGAAACCGTATGGGAGCAAGGCCGCCCGCAATGTCGGCGACCCATTGGAACGGTACGGCGGGTGTGAAATTTGCAGCGGAGGGCATTTAGAAAGCGATTTTTGCAGTTATGGGAAGCGAAAGGAGGAACAAAATGGAAGAACTTAACGGCTACACCCCACCTGCCAGCTTGAATTTGAGCGACTTCCAGGATGCTATCGGAGATGCCGTAGTACAGGCGATTATAAAAATCGGTATCCGGGTGAATCGGGAAGAACTCTTGAAAGCTTTGAAATATGATAGAGGGCAGTACAAGGCGGGGTATGATGCTGGTTTCGCAGACGGGTTTATTGAAACGCTCCATATCGTCCGCTGCCGGGACTGCATCCACCGGCAGGGAGACGAAAACCCTATGTGTATGCTGCATACCGAGCCTTACCCAAATGTCAGAGGCTACAAGGGCGAGGCTGTTTGCGTGGAAATGAACGGCTTTTGCAACTACGGTGAACGAAAGAAAGGGGGCGCAGAGAAATGAGCTATGATCTGAGAATCGCCGTTAAGGTGGACGGTTGCGAAAAATTTGCCGAAATCGCCGTTCCTGAATATAGAAGCCCAACTTATAATTTAGGTAAGATGTTCCGGGTATGTACCGGGTGGAATTTCAAGCAGGGAGAATACTACAGGTGCTCTGACGTGATCGGAAATATTGAGAAAGGCATAAGAGAACTGCGGGCAAGGAAGGAACGGTACAAGCAGTATGAGCCGGAAAACGGGTGGGGAACGATTCCGAGTGCATTGAGTACGCTTGAAGAATTGCGAGACTGCATCTATGAGCAAGCAGAGGAGATTCCGCTTGAGTGCCTGTATGTTAGCTGGTAGGAGAAAGGAGGTACCTATTGTGAAGGTAAATTGTCCAAATTGCGGCGCACCGCTGGTGGGGGGACGGTGCGAGTATTGCGGAACGGTTTCATCTGAAGCAGAGAAGAAAATACAAGAGATCAGGAGGCAGATGGACGAGGGGGTCTGGATGAAAATCAGCGAGTTCCAGTCCCGTCTCCCCTTTCGATATACCCCACAGGATACACAAAAGAAGGAGTGAGCGGATGTTAAACCATATTGCGATTATGGGGCGGCTGGTGCGTGACCCGGAGCTGCGGCGGACGGGGAATGGAACTGCCGTGGCGAGCTTCTGCGTGGCGGTTGACCGGGACTTTTCCAGCGACGGGCAGAAGGAAGCGGACTTCATCAACTGCGTTGCCTGGCGGCAGACGGGAGAGTTTGTTTCCAAGTACTTCACCAAGGGGAAGCTGATCGCCGTGTCCGGGCGGCTTCAGATGCGGAACTACACGGACAAGGACGGCAAGAAACGGACGGCGGCGGAGGTGGTGGCGGATCACTGCTATTTCGGCGGGAGCAAGCAGGACACCGACGGCCAGAGCGGCGGAAATCCGGCGCAGAGCCAGTATCCATACCAGCCGCCGGAGCCGGAAAACAACTTTGCCTTGCTGGAAGGCGACGACGAGAAGCTCCCCTTCTGAGGTGGCGGCATGAAGCGAAATCTGCCAAAGCACCCGTGCAATGGGTGCATCTACCTGGAAGGCTGCTACGAGCAGAGCGCAACGTGCGACTATTACCTGATAACCGGCAAGCGCAGGCCATGCGAGCCGGGGATCGGGTGCACGGTGCGGCGGGAGACCCGGAAACGAAATGTTAAGCGAAAAGAAAGTTCGGATCATTCCTAGATTTCCGGGAATTTGTTTGCTACAATAAGCAAAAAGCGAGAGCTTAGAGCCGGTGCTTGCCGATGGGCAGCACTGGCTCTTTTTTTGATACAAAGGGGGAAACAGGGATTGCTTTTGCAGAAATACGTCATACCGCTTGACCCGCGGACAAAAAAGAACAGTCACCGGATCGTTGGGTGCGGAAAGCGATGCCCGGTGTGCGGAAAGTACGCCCGGCAGTTTGTGAAAAACGGAAAGACCACCACGGAATACGCCTTTCAGGCGGCGCAGTATCTACACCCAAAGCCGGAAAGCCCCATTGCCGGTCAGGTGCGGCTGGTATACCGGCTGTACACCGGAACCTGGCACAGGAAGGACGATCTGAACCTATACGAAGCACTGGACGACATTCTGGTGAAGGAGGGGATTCTCCGGGACGACGACCGGAAGATCATCCGGAGCCGGGACGGGAGCCGGGTGCTATATGACAAGGAGAACCCACGGGCGGAAATCTACATCTACGACTACAAGGAGGCGGAAGACAATGAGCTCGGACATGAGAATGTTTACGGTTGACCGGTTTCTGGGTCTGCGGGAAAGCGGGGACGGAGACACGGAGCTGGAAATGGGCACGGCATCCAAAATGGAAAACTTTTACATCACGGACGACTACAACCTGCGGCTTCGGCCTGGGGCGGTGCGCTTTGACAGCTTCGGGGACATCCTGGGGGTGTGGTCTGGTTCCGTGGGTGGAAAGAACCTGCTTATCGTGTGCGACTTCCAGGGGGGCGCAGACCGGATAACGTGCATCGAGGAGGATGTATCCGGGGACACGGTAAAGAGGGCACAGAGCGGCTCACTGGGGCTGACAGCGAAAGAAAACAGCTATGTGAGCATCTTCGACTTCGGCGGGGACATCTACATTTTCAGTGCCGGAAAGTGCCTGGTATACGGCGGCAAAAAATTTATGGAAGCGGAGGCCTACATTCCCACGGTACTTGCGGGAGCCTCCCCGGCGGGCGGCGGAACCAGCATGGAGCGGATCAACCTTCTGTCCCGGTACCGGAAAATCACCTACAGCGCAGACGGAGAGAGTACAAAATTTGTGCTTCCCCCGGAGGCGGCGGAGGTGACGCTCATCAGTGTGGACGGGCAGAGCCATGCGCCAAGCACCATGGGAAGCTTTGACCCGGAGAGCCAGACCTTTACCTTCACGTCCGCACCGATCAAGGGTGTGGGGAACGTAGAAATCACCTACGGCGTTGACCCCGCATCGGCGGAAACGGCGAGAATGCAGATCATCCGCTGCCGCCTGCATGAAAGCTACAACGGCTCCACGGACACGAGACTGTTTGCCGCCGGCAACGGAACAAATATTTGCTATTACACCAGCCCCACCCTGAACGGAGAGACCACCGCCATGTACTTCCCGGCTCTCAACGAGGTAAGCGTGGATATTTCCGCTTCGGAAATTACGGGGCTGCGGCGGCACTACTCGAAGCTTCTTGTTTTCAAGCAGGATGAGACCTTCTGCATTTCCTATGAGCCGGTGACGCTGACAGACGGAACCACCACGGCGGGCTTTTACCTGCGCTCGGTGAACGACACCTTCGGCTGCGACGCTGTGGGGCAGGTGCAGACGGTAAACAACTACCCCCGGACGCTGAACAAGGGCGGGGTGTACGAGTGGCGGCTGAAGGCCAGCTTTGCCAGAGATGAGCGGTACGCGGTGCTGGTATCGGATGCCATCGGCCGAACCTTGCAGGACGCTGACCTGAGAAAGGCAGTGACTTTCGATGACGGCGTGGAAAAGACCTATTACGTCTTTCTGAACGACGGTCAGGGCACGGTGGCGGTGAACCGGTATGAGCTGGGAAAGGACGGCGGCCTGTGGCTGCTGTACCGGGGCGAGGTATTCAAGAACGTGCGGCGGTGCGTAAGCTTCGGTGGGAAACTGGTATTTTTCACGGACACGGAAGCCTTCACCCTGAGCCGGTACGCCCATATGGACGCACTGCCGAAAGAAGGTTCGGCGGCAATCCCGGCAATCTGGGTATCCGGAAATATGAGCTTTGGGGCGGACTTCCGGCGAAAATACAGCAGCTATCTGTACTTCTCCATCCTGCCCCAGGCCAGCACGAAGGTGACGGTGACTGCCGAAACCGACCGGCGGGGGGACTACCTGGACAAGGAAACGGAAATCTCCGTGTTCGACTGGCTGAACACGAACTTCCGGACATGGACATTTGCGACCAACGACCGACCCAGCATTCACCGGGTACGGCTGAAGGTGAAGAAATTCATCTATTACAAGGTCATTATCAAGATCACGGAACCGGGAGCGGTGGGAACGGTGCTGGGCTTTGACCAGCAAATCCGGTACGCTTCCATGGCGAAATAAGGAGGAAAGCCACATGGTAACGGTGCAAGAAGTGTTTGACATGGCAATTCATCTGATGGACGAGCAGCGGGAGACGGACGGCTCCACGATGACGGTGGACACCGGGGAATACAAGTACCGGACGATCTCCATCCTGAACACGGTGATTCCGAGAATTGCCAAGTATTCCCGGCTGGAAGAAGAAGAGGACGACGTTCCGCTGCTGAGCAACCTGAATTTCAAGAACCCGAACTTCACCCAGGCGATCCGGCTGGACGATGGGCTGGCCATGTCGCTGCTGCCGCCCTACCTGGCGGCGGAGCTATTGAGCGCGGAAAACGACACATTATCTGCCTGGTTCATGAACCAGTACCGGGAGGCACTGAACGACATGCGGAACAACGCGGACGGCTCCTTTGAGCCGATTCCGCTGCCCTACGGGACATTTTAAGGAGGCGGAACCATGCCCACAATCAGAGATACGGCGGCGACCTCTGCCCTGAATGAGGATAAGTACATCAACAAGCTTTACGGAAATTCCGGCACGGCGCAGAAGGACATGCTGACCGGGAACCTGACACAGAACAACGCCGCCCTGGACAGCGCAAAGCAGCAGGTGCAGCAGCAGACCCAGACCCACCTGGCCAGAACCCGGGTGGAGGCAAACCAGATGGGAAAGAACTTCCAGACCCGGACAATGAGCCAAGGGGGAGGACAGCAAGCGGCACTATCCCAATGGGGACAGCGCAGGACGGACGTGAACGCCCTGGAAGGCAAGCAGGCCAACGCCGACTATGAGATCGAGCGGCAGAGAAAGCTGCTGGGAGAGCAGTACGCCTCCGCCATCAAGCAGGCACAGGCCAACAACGACATGGAGAAAGCCCAAGCCCTGTATGACGCTGCCAAGGCAGAGGAAAACCAACTGCTGGAACTGCGCAAGCAGGGGGCAACGCTGCTTTCCGGCAAGGGAGACCGGTCTGCCATGGATGCCCTGGCCAACGGGGAACTGCCCAAGCGGGACACCGCCGGCGAAAGCTGGGCGGAGGTGCTGCAAAACGAGGGAGCCGTGAATCCGATTTATGACGCAAAGCAGCAGGCGGCGGAGGCGGCGGCACAGAGCCAGTATGCCCAGAAGCTGTCCGAGTTGGAGGCACAGCGGCGGGCACAGCAGCAGCAGACGGACGGGAGCCTGACTGGGGCTTATGTGGATGCCCTGCGAAACGCCATGAATTACCAGGAGGTACAGGGAGCCTACGGTCAGGGAAGCGGCGTAGCGGCGCAGGCGGCTCTTGCCCGGGACGCTGCCTTGCAGCGGAAGCTCACGGAACTGAGAGGGGTACAGGCGGCGGCGGATGCCACCAGCGGCATGGCCGGGGTACAGGCAAGGGCGGACTACGGCAGAGGAATCGCCGACAGTCTGGAAGGCGTGAACGCGGAGCGAAACAAGGCACTGCTTGACGCGGCAAGCAAGGAGCAGCAGAAGCTTGTGGATTTGCAGCAGTTTGTGGGAGAAGACCTTGCCAAGAAAAAGCGGGACTACACCATGCTGGGCAAGCTCTACGGCCTGACGGACGAACAGATCGGGAAGCTGAACGCCCACGGAAGCCCCGGCACGAGCAAGAGCTGGCAGCGGTTCCTTCGGGATCAGCAGAAGAAGGGAAAGCTGGGCAAGAAGAACAACAGCGGCGGCGGAAGCTACGACGTGAGCGAGAAAGACCTTATGGGGTGATATGATATGGCAGGAAACCAGAGCGCATGGAGAAACAGGCCTGTAGACCTGACAAAAAATACTCTGAGCGACGGACGGGATTTGTCCAGCGGCAGGAAGAAAGACGACGAGGAAAAGAAGAAAAAGGGAAAGGCCACAGTGACCTACAACCGGCCTGTTATTGGACAAGACCCGGCGGAAAGTCCGGAGGGCACGGCCACCGTCACGGGAGTTGGCAGCCGGGCGGAGGCTGTGGAGGCCTACCGGGCTGACCGGGAAAAGACCCAGGAGAAAGCCCGGCAGGAATACAAGAACGCCATCCGGCAGTACCAGCTGAAAACCGGGAAGACGGTGGACAGCCCGAACGCCGTGACAGCAGAAGACCGGATGTGGTATCGGGCAAGCAATCCCACCGACACCGCGCTTTCGGACACCACCCGGAAGATCGTGGAGGCCAGACGGAACACCAAGCAGAAAAAGCAGGAGCTGGCCGAATACGAGCAGGAACGCAAGGAGACCCGGGCAGAAGACTGGAAGAACGCCTACCAGAAGGCACAGGCGGAAACATCGGCAGTAACCCCCATGGAGGGGATTTCCGATGAGGACGCATTGATCCAGCAGATTCAGGACACCAACCGGAAGGCACGGCAGAACTATGACCAGGAGCTAAACGAGAAGAAGGCGGCGGTTTCTCAGGCGGAGCAGGAGCAGAACCAGGCCACCATGGAAAGCGGACTGGACAGAATTTACCGGCTTTCCGAGGAAGGCCGGAAGAAGCTGGACGAATACAACTACCGGATGGACACGGCTTCCGACCCGCTGGCTACCGGCCTTCCTGAGCTGGAAGCCTGGTTTGCCGAAAACGAGAGCCTGGATGCGGAAGACCTGGAGAAGCTGGCAGAGGTACGCAGACGGGAAACCAATGCCCAGAAGGCCGCCGAACAGCAGCAGGCGGCGCAGGAAGCGGCAGACAAGCACCCGATCTGGAACAGTACGCTGACTGTCCCGGCGAACCTGATAGGCGGCTCCATGGCAAGTCTCGGCTATCTGGGAGAGGCACTGAACGGAACCGGGCAGTTTACCGACCTTGACCCGTACAATCAGGGAACCCAGCTGCAAAACTGGTCTGGAGCCGTGCGAGGCGAGGTCAAGCAGAACATTGTCGGAGACGGAAGCAACCCCCTGCGGGCAATTGCGGGGGGAGCCTACGATGTGGGAATGGGCATGGCGGACACCGGGGCACGGCTGGCTCTGGGCACTGTCACCGGCGGCGGCTCCCTGGTGGGTGCGGGCATTGCGGGCGCAAACACCTTCGGCAGTGCCATGCAGTCGGCGGCAAACCGGGGAGCAAACGCTGACCAGGCGCTGCTATACGCCACCGCAAGCGCAGCGGTGGACGCATTGACGGAGAAAATCCCCCTGGACAATCTAATCAGCATTTCCACGGCGAAGGGCGGAGCCGGATATATCCTGAACTTCCTTCGAAGCATGGGCATTGAGGGCGGGCAGGAAGCGGCCTCCCAGCTGGCGAGCCTGTTTGCGGATGCGGCAATCATGCGAGACAAGAGCGAACGGAATCTGGAAGTTGCCCAGATGATGACCATGAACCCGGACATGAGCCTGGAGGAAGCCCAGGCCACTGTGGACAGGGGAACGGTGAACGACATCCTCTACTCCATGATCGTCTCCGGGCTTGCCGGTGGCTTCAACAGCCTGGTTGCCACGACCAAATACAAGCTTGCCAACCGGGGAGAAAACGCAGACGTTCCGGAAGCCGCCGCACAGAACCCCCAGGAACAGCCCGCCCAGGAGGCGGCAGAAGCCCCAGACAGCGAAAAGGCCGCCCCGCTTGACGGGGAGCAGATGGCAAGAGCACTGGCAGGCCAGGCACAGCCAGAGGGAGCGAAGGACTTACTGGCGGAATCGGAAGCGGAATTTGACAAGGCCTTTGACCGGGTGATGAACCAGGAAAGCCAGACACCGACCCCGCAGACCCAGCAGACCCCGAATGCGGCCACGGATGCCGGAAAGCCGCAAAACATCCAGGGACAAGGGGAAACGCCGAAAACGGAAATGGAACGGCGGGCACGGATGGCACTTGGGATGGAATCGGAAACACCGGTTGACAACGGGACACCCAAGGTGTACGATAACAACAGTAAATTGGGAGGAATGAACAATGCAGGAGCAGACCAATTACAAGGAACTGATGGAGAGGGACTACCCGGAGGAAATGAAGCCGGGCGGATTCCTGGATCAACAGACAGAACACTGCAAGTATCTGGACAAGCACCCGGAACAATGGAATCGGGAACCGAAGTGGTTCCGGGAAGCGTACAAGGAAAACCCGGAGGAAGCAATACTCCGGATGACCTACGAGTTTCTGGAGAGCTTCGCGTAAGCGACGCGCTGACAGAAGCACAGCAGAGAAAGGGAACTCCCACATATCCGGTAAAGGATACGACCACAGAACCGGGGAAGTATGAGCAGGCTTTGACAGCGGGGCGAAATTCCGACCCGCAAAATGGCTGGTGCGTGACACCGAAGTCTGCCAAGGAGCTTAAGGACGGGAATGTCCGGACGTTTACGGATGAAAACGGAACCGTCGGCGTTGGCGTTTCCCCGGACGGTGATATTGTTGGCGTTTTCAAGAACAAGGACGGAGGCCCGAAGAAAGCCCTTGACACTATGATGCCTATTGCCATTGAGCAGGGCGGAGACCGGCTGGACTGCTATGGGGAAGGCCTTGTGAATCTGTATGCCAAGTATGGCTTTGAGCCTGTAGCCAGGGTAGAGTTCAATCCGGAGTACGCCAACGAGGGCTGGACACCGGACAAGGGAACCCCGTACATCTATGTGATGAAGCACAACGGGGACAGCGCGGATGCCGTTGTGGATAAAATGGGAACCTACCCAAAGTATACAGACGCACAGCTGGGCGCCCTGCCAACCTATGGGAAGGACGATTACGACAAGGCTATGGCCTATCGGGATTCCCTGATGCAGCAGAGCCAACCGGCACAGCCGGAAGCCCGGCAGGAGCAGCCGGAAGCCCAGAACGCACAGCAGCAGACCCAGGCGCAGAGCACACAGCCGGTACAGCAACAGGCCGCACCCCGGGAAATGCCTCAGGAAGCCCAGGGAGGGGCGCAGAGGGAAGAAACGAACGGACAGGCACAGACACCGGGCGGCTATGTTCCCGGCGCACAAGCAAGCGCAGAGGGCAAGACGATGAAGTCCAAGAGCTTCACCAACAGCGGCCTGAGAGGAACGGACAACGACATCCGGGAAAGCTACAAGGGAACCCTTGCCGTAGACCCGAAGGCGGGAGACTATCAGCAGCTTCGGAACATGGATGTGCTGGATGTGGCCAGGGAGAGAACCAGCACGCCGGAACGGGTGCGGTCAGAATATGAATACCTGATGCAGAAGGACAACCTGACAGCTACGGACGTAGCAACGGCGAGGCTTGCGGTAAAGTCGCTTTTCAACAGCGGAGACGTGGACGAATACACGGAATTAAACCAACGTTTGGCAAAGACGGCCACGGAGGCCGGACAGGCGGTGCAGGCGTTCAACATCGGCGGGACGATGCAGGACGCGGCAGACCCGGAAACGGCCTGCGAGACGGCCATCAAGGGACTTTCCAAGCTGAACAAGGAAATGACCACCTACAACGCCGAAAAGAGCGGGAAAAGCTTTGAGGATTGGCGGAAGGACGTTTCCATGGGCATCACCCGGCTTGCCATCGCCGTGGAATCCGTGGAGGACGGAGACACGGCGGGAATGCAGAAGGTGATTACACAGATCGCCCAGGCCAGAAAGACCACCGGGTGGCTCGGCAGCTCGGACAAGCTGACCTGGAACGCCCGGAGAATCCTGAAAAAGCTGGACTTTGACGACCTGAAGAAGATTGCCAACACCCAGATTGCCTCCATGCCGGACGATTTCCGGCGGCGGACGGACAGAGAAGTGATGATGGGAATCCGGAAACAGAACATCCTGACCAGCTTCAGAAGCTTTGGACGGAATATCGGCGGAAACGCAACGACGGGGCTTTTGGATTCGGCAAGCGACAGCCTGGGCGGACAGGCTATGGACATGCTGATTTCCAAATTCACCGGGAAACGGACGACCGGAAACGATTTCACCCACACGAAAGCCTACATCGACGGAGCAAAAAGCGCGGCGGACTTCGCTTCCCTATGCGTGGAGCTGAATATCCCCATTGAAACAGACGTGGACGCTTCCTATTCCGCCGTTTCTGATGGGAACAGGTTAAAATACGGCGGAAAAACGTTCCGCTCCACGGGCAACCTGGGAATGCGGCTACTGTACGGCTATCAGAAGTACATGAACTACGCCCTGGAAGTAACGGACAAGGTATTTGAGGGCGGCAGCAACGCGGCGGTGGCGGAAAGCCTGGAGGGGCTTAGAAACTCCGGCCTGGGAGATGAGGACATCGACCGGCTTTCGGAGTTCACGGCCAACCGGCGGACGTTCAAGGACGCAACCTGGGAAGCAACGGACAAGTACGGGGACACAAAAGAACACGGTTCTGCCCTTGCCCGATACGGCAAGAAGGCAAAGAAAGGCTTATCCGGATACGGAGAACTGGGAGCGGCCGGAGAATTTGCGGCAGATTCGGCCATGCCCTTTGTGGGAACGACCATGAACGTAACCCAGACCGGCGTGGACTACAGCACCGGCGTGATGAAAAGCCTGGGCGAGCTGGCTTCCCTGATCCACGACGCAAAGCAGGGAAAGCCCATCGACGTAAACCGGCAGCGGCATGTTGCCTCCGACTTCGGCCGGGGCGTGACCGGCCTTGCCATGATTGGCGGCTTTACGGCACTGGCGGCAAAGGGAATTATCCGGGTATCCAATGCCGACGACAAAAGCAAGAAGGCACTGGAACAGGCGGACGGCCTGAGCGGGGCACAGATCAACTGGTCGGCGGCAGCCAGGGAAAGCACCGGCGGGGATACCAAGTGGCAGGCGGGAGACGTAATCAGCAGCTTGGACAGTCTGGAACCGTTCAACACCCACATGTATCTGGGTGCGGAACTGGCGCAGGAGGACGATATTCAGGGAATGCTGAAAGCCCTTCCGGGCGCAACGGCGAAATCGGTTTTCCGGGCTTTTATGGACAGCCCCATGGTGACGGGACTGCAAAATATCAAGGACATGGTTTCCGACATCAGCGAAGCGGTGGAGAAGGGCGACACGGAAGCAGCACTGGGCGCGGCGGCAAAATACGCCGAGGAAACGGCATCCAGCTTCATTCCCCAGATCGTCAAGCAGGGGGCGAAAGCCGCCGACGGATACTACCGGGACACCAGAGGCCAGACGGCGGCGGAGTACGCGAAAAACGCTTTCCTGACCAACGTTCCCGGCGGCGCACAGGATTTACCGAAAAAGATTTCCGGCCTGGGCGAGGAACAGAAGCGGGGCGGCGTATATGCCAACCTGTTCGACACGACAAACAGCCAAATCTATCAGCCAAACGCAATCACGGAATCTTTGGGCGCACTGTCTGACGCTACCGGCGGAAAGTACGACAAGGAAATCTACCCGGAACGGCAAGCCCCTATGAAGGTAAACAACGCCGCCGGGGAGGCGGTGGAGCTGGACGGGGCGCAGCGGGAAACCTATCAAAGGGAGTACGGCGGGAAGGTATCGGAATACTATACCGCCCTGATGAAAAATCCGGACTATCAGAAATTGACGGACGACCTGAAAGCGGAAGCCCTGAAAACCGTAAAGGGGTACGCCGCGGACTATGCCCGGGCGGCGGTGACGGACTACAAGGAGGTGAAAACCGGAACCGCCGAGGAAATCGGGAAAGAGGCAGTCATGGACGTTGTTACAAAGCAGATGGCAAGCGGCATCAGCGACATGCAAAAGGTATGGGACTACGGCTATGACGAAAAGCCAGCGAAAGAAACCTTGGAAAGCGCATACGATACCTACAGCAAAATGACGGACAGCCAGAAAGCGGCGTACAGGGAAAACGTATCCGGCGATACGGCAAAGTATCTGGAGGCGCGGGAGGCCGGGGTCAGCACCACGGCCTATCTGAAAGTCCTGGACGCGGTGAAACACGCCGACGGCACGGGAAACAGCGCAAAATACCGGGCGATCACCAGCGCAAGTATCAGCGAAAGCGCAATGGACAAGCTGATGAAGGCCTACATGCCGGACTATGACCCGGACAACCCGAAACCCGACAAGACAGAGCTGAAATACGACTACGCCCGGAAGGAACTGGGAATGACCCCGGCGCAGTATGCCCAGGCATACGAAATCTACCAAAGCTACAGCGGCTACGGAAAGGGCAAAGCCAAAAAGCAGCGGGCGGCACTGGCGGAGATTTACGGCGATGACATGGCGAAAAAGCTGTATAAGCTGTATTACGGCAGCTTTGACGTGGTGGACTGGTGGGAAGATCAGCAATAAGAAACGCCCCCGGAAAATTCCGGGGGCGTTTCGGTGGCGGGGACTGCGCTTAGATGTGATCCAGCGTGCCGAACTCTGCGATTTGCTCCGGCGTGGCTTCGTCCATCTGTTCCAGCAGCTCCTCCGTTGTCATTTCCCAACCGGCCGCCAACTGGGCGACTGCGCATAGGCTAAGGCATACAGGGTATTCACTGCCATAAATAGCGTCTACATGTTCCGGTTTCGCAATATAAAACGTGTCCATTTTTATTTCCTCTCTCCCCGTCAGGCCGGTGGGGCAGCCTTCATTTTTCGGATTTTATGTTATCATTTCCGCACGGGGAATGCAACTGTTTTATGCTTCCGTGGGTCGGTATTCTTTCGGGAAATGGCCGAAGATATCCGTTATCTTCCGGCGGCGAAGGTCGTAGACAATCGCTCCTTCCGCAGTTCCGCAAGTGTTCGCAGTAACGTACAAGCTGCGCTTTGCGGCGGAAACCGCTTCCCGGCGGCGGGAATGTTCCCGGTGGTGCTCGTCTGCGCCTAGCTCGCTGTCGTAGGTGATGATCTGATACATTGTGTTTTCTCCTTTCTATGGGGCGGGGCTTTTCTCATTTTTCCCAACTTCTTTTTTCAATGTCCATTTCTGATGGAATGCCGGGGTATTGCTTTAATATGGCCTTATAGCGGGCGATTGCTTTGCACCGCTCATTCCCGGGGAAAACCTCCCGGGAATCCTCCTTTTTTGTACCATCGGAGAATGTTCTGGTTATGGTGATAATATACTCAATGTTTCCGCGCCAGGATGGGCGGCGTTCCAGCTTCAAAAGGCGGGTGTATGCCATGGTCTCCAGCTGCCCAAAGCGGGCGGCCAGGGCGGCACGGTAGCCCTTCAAGGCCTGGGCTACGGTTTCCAGCCGGGCGATCTCGCGGGCGGCGGATTGGTCATAGTGGGTAATTGATTCCGGGGTAGTCAGGACTTCCGGGGCGCGGAGGAAAATAGAAAAGCGGATGTCCGCGTCTTCATGCCGGTAGCCGCAGCGATCAAACAGGGATTTATAATCAGTTGTCATGACTGGCTCCTTTCAATGGGGGGCGGGGCGAAAGCCCCGCTTATGCCTCCAGAGCTGCGGCCTGACCGGCAGCGGCGAAAACCTGGGAACCGTAGGTTTTGCGGATTTGATCCATGGACTTCTTGCCGCGGCTCCAATGTGCGCCGTCCTCCTGGTGCCGCCAATACCACATTTTCTTTCCGCTGCTCCACCGGCAACCGGCGGCTTTCAGCGCCTCCCGGTTGGGGCGGGTATCGCCGGAAATCCAAAGCCAGGAACCGCACAGCTCCACCACCAGGCCGGGAACCTTGAGAAGGGCGTTAATAATGGAAATAAACTCTTCCGGGGCTTCGGTGGTTTTGTGGTATGCGTCGGCGGTGGTGTTGTGATGGCTTTTCAGCACCTCGAAGCGGGAAGCATACTCGGCATTGATGGCCTTCATGGTGGCCTCGTCGCCGCCCCGGTCGGGGTGGTTGGCCATTGCCAAACGGCGGTACTCCTTTTTCAGTTCGTCCAGGGTGGTGCAGGTGGTAAAGTATTTCATGGTGTTGCCTCCAAATCTTTGTTGTCTGGTGTTTTGCTTTGTGCCTATATCATAGCATGAGTTAACTCACATGACAAGAGGCAATGTTGCACAAAAGTTGACTCATATTTTTGACAATTTTGTGAGTTTACTAATGGTCGGCGTTGTGATACGATATCATAGAGGTGATATAGTGAGCACACAAGCGGAAAAAAATGCCGTCCTAAAGTACCAGCGGGCACGGGACAACATCATGATCCGCCCGACCAAGGAAGAAGGCCAGCAGATACGCCAGGCGGCGGCGGACGCAGGCCAGAGCGTCCAGCAGTACATACTTGACACGCTGCGCAAGCGGCGGGAAGCCGAAGAAGCGTAAAAAATCCCCCAGGCCGGAAGGTCTGGGGGATTGCTTTATTTCTTTTTTTCCGTCAATGCCTGTTTCAGGGCGGTTTCTACATAATTGGTTAACGACCGGTTTTCCTTGGCGGCGGCGGCTTGCAGCTGCTGCTTTAGTTCCGGCGTAATGCGCAGGCGCAAGATATCCGATTTTGTTTCCGACATACAATTTCCCTTTCTGTCAATCCCACATATGATTTACGCAGTGTTTTTCAAAACTTGATTCCATTTCCTGAATTGCGGCGGCGGGATCAGCACCGGAAAGAATCGCGTCAATGGCGGCTTTCCCGGCGGCGGCCTTAACGTCATTGGTGGCCATGGAATAGGACAGTGCTTTCATGTAGGCAGCGGCTACGGGGTATTCTGCATACATTGCATCAAAATTATATTCCGGTTTTTTACGGACACCCAGACCGCCGACATCTTCGAAGGATTCACGAAATTCTTTATTCCAGGCGGCCACGTCTTCCTGCGCGGCCTGGATTTCTTTCAGGCCGGGAATTGCGGCAATCTTGCGTTCCCGTTCTTCCAGTGCCGCCCTTTCTGCGGCTTCCTGGGCTTCCAAATAGGCGATGATTTCCGGCTTTGCCGCTTTGATATCGGCCAAGGCGTTATCCTTCTGTAGCTGCTGGGGACGGCTTATCAATATGGTGCCAGTATGCACCAGCTTGCCCCCGTCGAAACGGGTGGCAAGCCGGAGGCCGTAGCGGTCGATCATGCTTTTGATATCCATTGCTTTTCCCCCTTTATAGTTTTGAAATCATGGAAATGACATCATCTGTCTTGACTTGCTTCCACTGGTATCCGTCGTACTTCCAAAAATGATTATTAGATACGCTGAAGATCAGACCGAAACTTTCACTTTCTTCTGCATCTACCTGAAGATTGTACGTTCCCCCACGGCCTTTTGCCCATTCGACAACATCGGCAGCGGTTTGGAATTCGCCATGGTCAAAAATGCAGGAATCATTAGAAAGAACAGCGTCAAAAGTTTTCATTGTTGTTTCCCCCAAATCATTTTTATTGTGGTTTTGCTTTGTGCCTACATGTAGCATCATGAGCACTACATGGCAAGAGGCAATGTTGCACAAATAAACACAGGCACAATTGCACATTATGCACCAAATCGCACCAGGCAAGCCCAGAGGCCGCCAGACCGGCGCAAATGCCGCCCAAATGGTAAATCATTGCTGTTATATTGTATAGGCCGCACAGGTCAACCAGCAGCCCCACAGGGGCATATACAGCACGACCCACAGGGCGGGACGGCACACACAGCACCGGCAGACATGGCGCAGATCAATATAACTTTTTTGTCAAGCCCACTTGACATCGGGGTAATTCTTTGCTACCATTCATTTTAGACGGAAAAGTTCTGATTTTGGGGGTGTTTTCCATGGCTGGCAACGCAAATAGCGGGTACGCAATTGCGTTTTGCATGACCGAGCAGGAGCTTAAAAGCAAGGTTGATACCTTCCTACGCGACTACGCGGACGGGTCACACGGTATTGTAACGTGGCCTATGTTTTGCGCCTACATCGGCTATTCCATCCCGGAGGTGCGGGAGTGCTACCAGCGGGGCAAAAGTAGCTCCAACGCATACAGTGGCCGGGCGGTGCTGCTGGACAGGATGCGGACGCAGGTGGCCGCCCTGACGCTGGCCACGGGACGCAATCAGGCCACCATAGCGGCCAAGGAGGCACAGACGGACTATTTCACCCCGCCGGGGCAGGCGCAGGCCGTGCCGCCTATCGTGGTGCTGTTTGGCAACGGGGACGGGCGGTATATTGATGCCATCAAGTAGCAATCAGCCGCGAACGCAACAAAATAAGTATTTTGTGGCGTTTATTCCGGGGTTTTGGGGTATCTGTCGGGCATTATGACGGATAAGGTTAAGGATTGCCCGTAATTCCACGGGTGACGGACAGCACGGGGCTATTATGGTATGGCCTGCCCCTGGTGGTGCTGGCCTATAAGGGCGGCTCAGATTTTTTTGTGGGGCACATTGATAGGGGCTCGATAATCAATACCCACCCCCCGGGGAAGCGGAAAAACGGGCGGGTGCGCTTATGTATGTATAGATATATATCGCATGGGCACGATTTGAACCCCCAAGACCCCACTCCGTTTTTCAAAACTTCGGTGTGATTAGTACAAGTAATTACTACTCAGATAGTAGGATACTACTCAAAAGTAATTACTTAGTATATAACTCAGTTAATATACTTTCTACGTTATTATCTACTATCTACTTAAACAGAGTAAGTATTATA